TTTGAGAAAGGCATATTGAGCAAAGCTATTGTAGATGTTCCGCCTAAAGATGTTGCGTTCATAATGACGGTGACATTTACAATAACGATATCGCCAATTTTTTCATAAAGGCAAGTTGCAGATTTTATTTTATCAATCTGAGTAGAGTACGGAGTAAGAGTAGCTGTGCCGAGTTCGATATTTGACGAATCGTATTTAGTCGCCAAGGCGGTTTTATCGGCTTTAACAAGCAGAGCATTGTAAACCGTACCACTTGTGAGATAACACGGGCTGTTATTTTTTGGCTCGCTGTCAAACGGCATTGAATCGAGCTTTCGGGCAATACTCTTGTCTGTTTTATCAAGCCTTGCTCCGAGTGAATTTTGACCGCCTCTTGCTGTGGCTATTTCGGTTTCAAGTGCAATTGCTCCGTCCGTTGCCCGTTCAATCCCCTCGTCCATATGGTTGAGGCTGTCGGCATTGAGGGGCGGAGCAGAGCCGTTCACAAAGACAATTTTATTGTATTTGTTCATTTTCTTTTACTTCCTTTCCTAATCGTTTTTCGCCCTTTGATGTGAGGGCAGTTATAAATCCGTCCATTTTCTTATTGAACACAAATGTTTCGATTGTCGGCAAATCTTCAAACGGAGTTTTAATTGTGTACTTATCGCCTGCCTCAAGCCACCAATACGAAAACAGCTTAATTTTTGTCGGGCGGTATTTATATACATCACCAAAAAAATTAACAGAATTATATTTTGTGCCGATATCACTTGCTGTTGTTCTGCACCTCATCAAAATGTTATCGGAAACATACCACGAAAAATCGTTACTGTTGCCATACAAAAACGCTTTTTTATCAGCAAACTTAGCACTGTACATACGGATAGGCTCAAGTTCGTAATCTTCAAAGGATAAATCTTTGTACGAATCGATTGTTTCAACGGAAGATTGAGAATACAGCCTTTTAAAACGCATTTTTCCGTCGGCATCTATAACGGCAAAGCTCAAAGTTAATTCTGCATAAGCTTGGATTAAATCTGACAAGGTAATGTCCTTTATAACCTTTTCCACGCAGGTATCATCAAATTTCAGCGGTACACTAAAGATAGATAAGCTCGGCGGTGAAACCCCTGTAATTGCATAATCTTTGGCAAATTCTGCGATTATTGAATAAAAGCTCTTAAAATTATCGTCTTTTTGATAGTGCGCATAACCATAAGCAAAACTGCCGTCCTCGTTCTCTTTGCCTGCAAACCACAAAGACATATCCACCTTTGACATATCATAAAAAGCGTCATAGGCTGTGATTTTGACGATGTTACGCTGTTTTTTATCTCTTTGAGCCGACTGAATTTTACCGTAGAAAACAGGACATTCAACCGTTCCTGTTTCGGCAGGACAAATAAGAGTATTTGACGGGTACAAATCATCTGACGGATACAACTCTGATTCAAGATATGTTGCCGTTATGATGACCTGTACCGTCTTTCCTATCAAAGCCGAGCAATCATAATCAATGAGTTTCACGCTCATTTCAGAGGCTATGCAACCGCCGAATTTCAATTCTTTTTCAACGATTTCATTTTCAAGCGAAAAACTGTCAAGCACGATACTTTCACCTGTTATATCCTCAAAACTGCCGTCGGGGGAATGCAGGGCAACGGTGTTGTAAAGTGTGTTTGTTTTCAGCTTATCAGCAATTTCTTTAGATACAAGCATTTTTAAGAATCACCCCTTAATACTCAATCAGCTCAACAGTAATCGGCTGATAGGTTATATCATTCTTTTCGGCATCCATTACGGTATATTCAATATCGGGAATATAAAAATAAGAGGTGTAATAGCTGTTCGTTTCATCGTTCCAATAAGTTACCCTGCACTTCCTCTGTAACTTATTCGCCATTGAGAGGTTGATAATCGACTGAAAATCAATCTTTTCGTCAAGATGAAGAATGTGAGTTGAAAACGAAATTTTTGTTTTGTAATTTGGCAGCGTTGCCCTTTGAAGCGTACCGTTCTGATCTCGTTCCGCAGAAGTTTCAAGTCGCTGATTCGGAGTTGATGAAAATGCGGTAATGTACTTATTCGGCATTATGTTGTTGCCGAATTTAAGCAAATAGCCGTTATAATTTGACATATCATCCCCCCTTTATGCAAATGCGGATTTACCGTTGTGTCTGCGTCTGTAAAGCTCATCCTGTCTTATCATTTCTTCAAAAAGCGTTGAACCCTCAAGCTCGGCAGTAAACGAATAAGTGTTGCCACCGTTATTGCGAAAGATAATGAACATTTCATAAATGCGTTTAAGCAGGTCAAGAATTTGTGTGAGAATCACTGTATCCTGACCGCCCGAATTGTCGAGCATACCCTGTAACTTGTTAAGAGGAGAAATAACCTCAGGGTTACCGCTGTTAGCACCTGCGTTATCGCCGACAACCGCAAGTGTCGGAGCTTTAACAATACCGCCTTTTGCAAATTTTCGTGCCGGTGATTCCGTGGGTTCTTCAAATCTCGGAATGAGAGGCGGATTTTCAGGCATTGAAAAACTCCAATCCTGTCCAAAAGCCGCTCCGATAATACCGGCTATTCCGCCGATTGAATTAACAACACCCGAAACGAAATTATAAATACCTGTCCACAACGCATTTATGCCGTCAATGATAGCGTTTATAATAAACTTAAACACGGCACAAATGCCGTCCCAAATACCTTTGAAGAAGTCGTAGATACCCTGCCATGCTTTTTTCCAATCGCCTGAGAAAACACCTGTAATGAAGTCAATTAGACCGCCGAATGTTTTCTGTATAGAGGTAACCAACCCACCGATAAATGTAAACACATTATCAAACACTCTTTTTACGGCATTGAAAACATTCTGAAATATAGGTCCCCAAAAGCTGACAAGCCAGTTTACAAACGGTGACAGGAAGTTATTCCACACGGTTGAAACACAGTCTGCAACCTTGCCGAAGAAGTTTATTGCACCTTCAAAAACAGGCTTCAGCCAGTTTTCCCAAGCTGACTTTACGATTGCTACGATAAAATCCCACGCAGGCTTAATCCATTGATTGTAAACATTCATCAGGGTTGTGCCGATGTTGGTAAACATATTGCAGATATTCTGAAAAATCTGCTGTCCGTTGCCGTTCCACCAATTACTGATAATTGTTCCGATATCTCCGAAAATCTGACCGATAAAGTCAAACACATCTGCAAACTGCAATTGTAAATTTTCAAGAAATTCTGTGATTGTTGCACCGTCATTTTCAGTCCATTCAACAAGGCTTTCGGTTGCGATTGAAAACGCACCCGAAACAACTTCGCCGACTGAACCCGCAAAGGTTGTAAGACCGCTTAAAAGATTGGAAATTGATTCTTCCATTTGAGGGCGAACATTGTCAATTGCATTGCCTGCAAGTGTACCGAAATTATCAAAAAAGATTGAAAGGTTGTTATAGCCGTTTGTAAGATTGTTGCCTATGGTGTCGATAAAACCGATAATCTTTTCCCTGTCTTTTGAAATCCACTTTGCAACACCGCCTGAAATGGTCTGAAACGACTTTCCGCCGATTGTCGCAACCGCTCCGAATGCGGAGCCAATTGCCCCGAGTTTTGCGGAACCGACCTTTTGCATTGTGCCGAATGCCTTTTGAACTATGGGAACAGCATTATCAAAAACGGTCTTGCAGTTCTTGCCTATAGCTGACCAATCAACCTTGTTAATACCTTTCTGTACATTCTCGACAAAGCCTTTGAATCCGCTTTTTTCGTATAGATTTTTGAATGCTCCCGAAAGGTTTTTGCTTGTGTCCTTGACAACATTCTTTGCAACAGCTCCGCCTGATGAACCGCCTGAAGAGCTTTTTGATGAGGAGGTGTCTGACTTTGAAGATGAGCTGTCAGAGCTTGAAAGCACATTCAGCTTATCAAAGCCCGCAACACTTCTCTTTGCTTTTTCGGAACTTTTCTGAACATTATCAAGTGACTTTGAACTGTCATCTGCCGTATCCGTAAGGCTTTTGGCAGAATCGGACGCAGATTTGATATTGCTTGCGGTGTTGTTGCCTGTATCCCAGCCGAAGACCTTTGAAAGCGATTCAACCGCACCTTTGGCATATTCCGTTAAAGTTGCAAGTGCGGAACTCAACCGCTTTACAACCTGAGTTGCCACCTGAAGAATAGGCTGACCGACTACGGCAAGGAGCTGTTTCCAACTTTCTCTGAGGTTGCCTGTTACATTCTCCCAACCGTCTGCTTCACGGCTTGCCTGTCCCATAGCACCCGAAAGCTGATTAGCGTCCTTAACCATTTGCAAAAGCGTGAGCTGTTTCTGCGATTCCGACAAATCCATAAATGACTTGCCATACAACTTATTAGCCGCCGCATTTCGTGTGGTTTCAGTACAGGACAAACCGAGTGCGGCATCATTTTCAAAGTTGCCTTTGAGAAACGATTTCAGGCTTTCTGCGGTGTCTTCAAGCGAACGGTCATAATATGCGGCACTGTCGGCTGTTACCTGCAAAGCCTCCTGCATCATACCCAAAGCACTTGAACTGTCCATACCCGTAGTTTTTGCAAAGGCATAAATGCTTGTGCCGACACCCTGTAATCGGGTTTCAAGAATACCGCTTTGATCGGCAACGCTCTGAATGGCTGATTCTGCCTGCGACTGCATTGTACCGAATGTCTGCTCAAACTGCGAATTTGCCGCATTGACTTCCGCAGCCGATTCAATGCACTGCTGACCGAACTCCTTGATTTTAGCAACAGAAAAAGCGGCAACCACAGCCATTCCTATTTTCTTAAACGAAGATGAAACCGAATTGCTTAACTGCTCACCGCTGCCTTTGATGTTTGAAAACTCTTTCTCGGTTTTCTGAGAAACGCCCTCCGCAACCTTTGAAAAGGACTGTTTCATATCCGTGCTTACATTTTCAAAATCTTTTGAAAGACTTGAAAATGCCGAATCAAACTTTTTTGTAATTGAATCGGAAATCTTATGCAATGTTTTGGAAATATCATCACCCGTAAGCCTGACATCAAGCTCAATTTCACCCGCCTTTGTCGCCATATTCACCACTTCCTTTCATTTTAGATTCTTTAAAAACAGGCATAAAAACAGCGCACACCGTTATGATGTACGCTAATAAAATTTTTGCAAAAGAACAGCCACCCCATTTGGAGTGGCTTTTTGTTTTATTTGTTGAGTTCGTAGTATTTGATGTCGATTTTCGGAAGTGACACATTGTTGCCCATTACGGTTTCATATGTATAGTCGCCGTCACAAGTTCCCCAGAATGTGATTACATCATCTTCAAGGAGTTTGTCCGCACCGTCAGGAATTTCTACAGTTGCGTAGATTGTATCAGTCCACAATGGTTCATCAAGATACTCATTTTCTTCTTTGGTTATATTGATTCTCAGGTCAACCGAATCGCCCCAGCCTTCCTGAACCTGAATAATCTGACCTTCAAACTTGTAGTCATTACCTTTGTACTTGTCAGGGTTTCTTGAAAGAGTTTTAAAGTCGACTGTTTTGCAACCGTCTTTAAATTCTTTTTCAACCTTCTTCGGGTCTTTAGTAGGCTTTTCTGTTGCAACTTCTTTTGTGGTCGGTGCTTCTGTCGCTTTTTCAGTTGCTTTTTCTGAACTCTGATTTGCAACAGTAGTTTCCTGCTTTGATTTGTTTGAACCGCTGTTACCGTTAATTGCACCGTTTACACCGCCAACAATCATAATAGCAACAACGATAATAACCCAAAAATACCAACGCTTGTAAATTTTCTTCTTCGCATTTACAGGATTTACGGTTGCCGAGGTTGAATCGTTTCCGCCAAAGCCTGCACCGCACTTGTCGCAAAATTTTGCATCGTCCTTTAATTCGTTTCCGCAATGTGGACATTTCATAAACATACACTCTCCTTAATAAATTTGTTAGTGTATGTTACATTTTATCACTATATATTAACATTGTCAAGAATTTTGTAGATACAGCGAAATTTATGTACAAATTTACAGATTAGCAAAAAAGTTTTGAAATTCTGCAAGAACGGTGTTCATATCTTCGTCTGAATAGTGCTTTACATTCCTTGACCGCCATTTGTTGCGGATTTTATGCTGTGACGAAGTAAAGTTTTTCAAGACTTCTTTGTCGGTTTCAAGGCGAATTTGAACCGTTCTTGCAAGCGGTGTTTCGGGTCCTAAGCCTTGCAGAAGTGAGCAGAACTCATTCCAACTCATTTTAGCAAAATCCTTTGAATAAATGCTGACCCCGTACTCCGAGCGAAAGCTTGACACGATTAAATCAAAGTCATCAATCAGGTCGTAGCCGGGGTCTGAGCTTCCCCCTCGTCAGTCAAATCGCCTGTTGCAATTTTGGCAGATTCGCTGATAAGGGCGTTGAAATCGTGCATATTCAGCTTTAACTTTTCAATCTTTTCTCTCTCGGATTCATCAAAAAGAAGATGATACATTTCGATAACATCTTTACTTTTACCGTTGCCGTCCTCAAAAAGTGCCGCAACTTTGAGCATTGAAACTGCGTCATTGTTGATTGCAAGGTCAACATTTTTAACTCTGACACTCGGCTTTTCCTCAAAATTAAGCTTGTCTGTAATATCAATTAACTTTGACATAATCGTTCATTCCTTTCGTTTTTTAAGCGGCTGCTGTATATACGGGTTTACCGTTTGACATAACTTCAAATTCAAGCGGAGCAACACCCGTGCTTGCGCCTGCACCGTTTGATGTAACGGATACAACTGCATTTTTAAAGAGGACGGTTGCACCGTTGGGGAAGGTCCACATAAACGAAACTTCTGTCTTTCTGCCGTTTTCAAATGCAAGGGCGGCAATCTGGTCATTGCCTGCGTCACCGATTGTACGCTTGCCCTTTACCGAAATTGTGATTGACTTTGCTGTCATAAGCCTTGACTTCCAGCCCTCGTTTTCAAAGGCTGTCCATTCCTCGACACCGTTGTCAAATGCAACAGAAAATTCTTCGCAGTTAGCAATATTTGTCGTGGCGGATTCTGTTCCTGCCTTGCCAACCGCAAACTGATTTTCATAGCACGGGAATACTCCCGATTCAACTTTTGCCATAAAATTACTTCCTTTCGTAATAAAATTTAACTTCAATGACCTGCTCATACACACCCTTGTCGTCTGTTCCCACATCAACGGGTTCTTCCGTGAGCAGTTCGATTATATAGATTTTGTGTTCCTTAATTTCAACATTTTTAATGCCGTAAAGCGTTTCGTAAAGTCTGCGTGCAAACTCCTCGGTTTCTCTTGCGTTGTCGGTGTAATGGATAAGCAAAGACACGCTTATTGTATCGTAGGTGCTTTCACCGCCGATTGCCCTTGTGGGTGTTCCCGACTGCTTTAATGAATACACACCGATGGACCTGTCCTGCTTGTTGTCAAGCTTGCCGATGTAATAATGCTCGGCTGAGGTAACGCTTTTGAGCCAATCTCTGATGTCCGATAAGTAAATCAAAGTCCTGTATTTCTCCTATATATTTTAGTGAATGTTTGACTGCAAAAATTCTGCCGTGTACCGCCCTCAAGCCACGGTGAGAACCATTTACCGCCGGCGGCAATGTTTTCCTTACGGCTGAAATTATACTCGGGATGAAAATACAACCGTCTTGCATACGGAGTATCTGACACAATTTTAACTATCCCCTTTGCACTTTGTGAATAATCAACAGCGGTACTATCGTCTTGAAGTATGCTTGTATCAAACGGCATTACCTGCTTGTTTTTCACCCGTGTAAGAAGTGCGTCACCTGTCTGTTCAAGAGCCTGTTGCTTTGCCCTATCAAGCTGTTTTACAACAGGCATATTGAGTTTGATTTTTGATGATACCGAAAATCCCATTAAATCACATCCAATTCCGTAAAATTAACTTTGCCGTCGGGGTTGCGGTGTTTTGTACCCTGTACGATGTTTCGTTTTACGCCGTCAAGGATTACAAAGCCACCGCTTAAAGTGGGGCTGTCGGGAGCAATGTCGCCGTCAAAAAGCAAGACAGCCGACACCTGAACAATTTTCTGCTCTTTGGTATAGACCGTCTTTGCCTTTGACTGCACATTGCATACAGCATTGCCTCCGCAGCGGAGATTTGACGGATAAAGATTTTCGGAGGGATACAGGTTTTTGCACTCAAATGCGATAACAGGAGAGCCGTCCTCAGTTATTCCCTCACCGTAGATTGTGACCTCGACAGGAGTTTTGCAGAACTGCTTTTTTACAAGTGACGGAAATTTCACGGTTTTCACGCACCTTTCAGATTGCAGGATAACAAAGTCCTGTTGATTTTAGCAACGCATAGAGGTCGGCAGGAATTGCCACTCCACTGATGCACATTAAGTTCCAGCTTGCACCGAATTCCATTGATGTGCCGTTGATTGAATAGCTTTTCAGATAGGAAGAAATCATATCGGCATTTTCTTCTTCAAAAGCAGTAAGTCTGCTATGCACTCTGCCGATGATTCTCTTCTGCATTTCCGAAAGTTTTTCAAAATCAATGCGGTTAAAAGTCAGAACATCAATGTGTTCGGCAGAGATAATACTGTTTTCATCTCCACCCTGATGTTCAATGTAATCGGCATACATTACGCAACCGCCGTTGTGTCAACATCGGCATAAATGCTGTCAATTTTGCCGTCCTTGCCGTTCGGGAATACGAATGTGTCGGAAAGTGAACGGTTCTGATAGAGCCAGCCGTCACCCTCTGTGTGTGAGCCGGGAGCAAAGAAGTAAATGCTTGAAATCTTCGGAACAGTCTTGCAGGTTTCACCGCAAGCAACAAGAACATTGATTTTGTGAGCGCCTGTTGCAGGCTCAAAACCGCCGTCATCGGGGTTAAAGTTGAAGTTATCGTAGAAACGCTCATCGTCAATAACCTCGATGATAGGGCAACCGTCAATCTCGGTCACTCTTGTTTCAATGCCGATACCGCCCTCTGCAATCTGTGTAAGCTCAATCTTACGAGTGAACTCTGTTGACTGTTCAAGGCAGTCCATAATGTGAGATGTCACATAGGCAACAAGTGTGCCTCTTGCCTTGTATCTGCGGAGTTTGCCGGCAGAGAGAATTGTTTTGAGCTTTGAATAAGCGTTCTCCTTAGTCCACTCCGATGTCTTTGTTGAAGAATGGTAGCCGTCTGTTGCCTGAGCCTTTGCTGCAACCTTTGAGAAGAAAAGTGCATCGGTTTCGGGAGCAACCTGTGTCTGCTCAAACACCTTTGAAATATTCTCAACCTTTGCGGTTGCGTTAGTTTCGTCAACATCTGCCTTATCCACAAGGAACTCAATATCTCTGTCGTGCTCGCAAGTGAAAGGAACATCTGTCTGTGTATATTTGCCTTTGTTCCAACCTCCCTCTCTGCTGTGGTTCTTAAAGCCTGTTGTTGACATCTGTGTGAAGTGGAATGTTCTTGCACCAACCCACTTTACATTTGAAGTGATGAACGGTGATGTAAGTGTGCCCTGAACAAGAATTTCGAGCAGATCAGGGCTGAACTGCTCGGCATAGTTATTTGTGTTTGCCATAATTTTTCAATCCTTTCTTTGGTTAAATATTAAATCTGTTCCATTTTTTGGTAGGAACATTTGCCTTTGGTTTTGTACCATCCGATGTACCGTTGCCGTCACCGCCGATTTTCTTAACTCCTGTGCCGTTCTCGGCAGGTTTGCCCTTGAGTGCGGGGATATCGTCAAGCACCTTTTTAACAGCCTCTGTCAGCTTTTCCGCATTGACCTTGCCGTCTGTCACAGCCTTTGAAAAGTCTGCAATTTTAAGCACATACGGAACGGTTGCAATGTCAACACCCTGTTTTACGGCTTCGAGGGTTGCCGACTGATTGACTTCTGCCGTGAGCTTTGCGTTGTTTGCGGATTCAACTTCCGACTGCATTTTTGCAAAGTCGGGAGTGTTCTTGGCTTTCTGCTTTTTAAAAGCACCGATAGCCTCTTTCATCTCATCGGCTGACAATCCCTGCTCCTTAAAATATGACTTCAAAACGGTGTCCTCTGTCACGCTCTGTTTGCCTGTAATAAGGCTTGCGAGCTTGTCATAATCAAAGGCAGGAGCGTTTCCCTGTGGAGTTCCCTGCGGTGCAGGTGTCGGTTCATTGGGAGTTGGTGTTGGATTTGGTTCTGCCATTTTTTTCATATCCTTTCAGTTTTTCGGGTGTCTCCCGTAATCAGTTTATAGAGTGTCTCTCTGTTTCAGTTTTGCACGGTGTCTCCCGTAGTTTAATGTCTTCGGACAATAAAAAAGCACCTTACATATTTGTAAAGTGCTTAATCCGCTTTTTCTGTTTTTTCTGTTTTAACTGCTTTGGTTCTCGGCTTTTTGGGAGCGTCAGACTTGACCTCTTCTGCAAAACCGCCGTCAATGAGTTCCTTTGCTCTCTGCTCGGAGCATTCAAAAACTTCATTCACAGGTCGAGTTAGATAGCCGTTCTGCCTGTCGTTAAATGCTGTTGTTACTCTGATTTTCATTCTGTCACCACCTTTCTAAACCGGTCGAAATCGACGGGTTTAAATGCAAAAAGCACCCTATAATCAACATTGCTGTCGATTATAAAATGCTCAATTCGTAATTTTATGCTGTTTTTGTGAATTGCATATAACAAAACCGCCCTTTTTACGGAGCGGTTAGATTATACCACTATCTTTTAGATATTGCATTTTTTGTTTCTCTCTAAGCTTACTGTAAAGTGCTTCAGCATCTTTAGCTTCTTGTGGAGCATCTTCACGCAAAGTGACATTTAAACCATTTGTTACAAGGTACGGCTTAAACACATTCCATAGAGATTTTTGTTCTTCAGTTTGTATCAATCTCATACCATCATCACCCTAAAAGTTTGCTGACTCTGTACTCGTTATACACTTCATCCATAGCTTTATCTTTTAAGCATTCAAAAGCATACTCACTTATATCCTCTATATTATAACCGTTATTTATCAATTTTTCAACCTTTGGAGCATAAATTTTATTAAGGTAATCGCAATATTCAAAATAATCGTTAATACTTCCGAATTTTGCTCTGTAATTTTTAGCGTCTTGCCAATGAATCAGTTCGTGCAGAATTGTACTCAATCTGTCTTGCGGACAAGCCAAGTTTTCTTGTAAGCCTGACAAATCACTTGTTGAAAAGTATGCTGAATTGACATTTAGAACATTCTGCATTGGCATATATGAAGCAATAGCATTTACTCGCATTTCTTCGGGAGTGACAATACAAATTTCAGGCTTTCCGCTTGTTTCAACCTCTCCGAGCATATCAAACGCTTTTCTCACTTGCATATCAAAATTATGAAGTTCTTTTCGTTTTAGCTTTACCTTATCTGAAATATAAACATTATCACACAATGTATTTGCCTTGTGGGTATCAATTGTAATTGTTTCGCCCTCAATTTTGCGTTCAAAAGTTTTTGATATATCTTCTTCAAAAACAGGTCTGTAATATTTCTGTTCATTGGTGTTTAGTGAGAATTGCTTTGTCTTTTCTTCAAGCGTATTCGCCCTATCGTGCCACTCATCGGCTCGGGTTTGGGCAATGCGTTTATTGTCCTCGTCAAGACTGTATTCGGCACGGCGGTCAAAGCGTTCTGCCTGACGCTGTGCATACTGCTGTTTTTCCTCTATTCCTCGCTGACGGTCAAGCTCTTTGATTTCATCTTCAGACAGCGGTGCGTCCAAATCATCAAGTTCGGGATAATATGTACTTGTGCTGTCCTTACATCTCGGATGAAACAAACCGTTCTTGATTGCGGTTGAGAGAAGCGGATAGTTTCCGTCTGACTTTTTGCCGTTTGAATAAACATCGTCAATAAACACCTTGCCGATATATTTTGCACAATCGGGGCAACCGCCCTGTCTTGAGTTCACAACAACAAGGGATACTCCCCATTCGGCTCGCTTTTCGCCCTCGCCACGAAGATAGGCTCTTTTGTTGGCTGTTTTAACCGCCATATCTGCATAATCCGAGAGCGTATGCCTTGCACCGTTTTTGTATTCCACACAATTAAGACCTGCGTTGAGCATATCTTTGCAAGCTATATCAACGGCTTTTTCGTATGTAACCGCACCCGTGTTCATTGCAACCTGTGCGTTAAAAATCGCCTTGCGGTACTTGTCGTTGCTCATACGCAAAACCGCCGTTTCTGCCCTCTTTAAATCGTCTGTGGTCGATTTTATGAGTGCGTCAAGTTTACGGTCATTCATCTTAAAAAACTCGGCTGTGCTGTGTGCTGACGGCTTTTTCGGGGCTTTGAAACCGTCCTTGACAGCTTCAAGAATTTCTGCCTCCTGACTTGCATTTCCGTCAGCTTTGGCGGTGCGAATCATCTCTTCAACCTTGCCGTTAATGGTTTTGAAACGCTTGCCGAATTTCTTTGCGTTGTGCTTGCGGTACTCTTCAAGACTTTTGAGCTGTTCAGCCTGCCATTGTGTCCAGTTGTAACCCTCTTTGGTTTCTTCGGCTCTGTGACGGCTGAAATTGCGCATCATGCTGTCGATAAGCTCGTTTTCAATTCTCTCAAAAGCCTCTTTAATGTTGTAATCACTCATTGCTTACTCATTTGCTGTCATCGTCCTGATTTGCGATATCTTCGGGTTTATCGGGTTCATTGCCCGTGTCGGTAAGGTCCACATCGTCAAGCTCCGATTTTTCTTCTTCGCCTGCAATGCCCTGTTCTTCCTTAATTCTCTGCACCTCTTCGGCTTTCCAATCCTCCGACTTGCTGTCGCCGTAAAGCTCGTCAACCGAGGTTTCAACTGACATCAAACCGCCCTGTCTTGCTTTTGACACGGTTTCAACCTGACTTTCAAAGCTCGGATTTGCATATTCGCCGAAGTTTACGGACACTTCCAAGCCCTCAACAATACCCTTGCCGTTAAGTTCACCGTCTGCATTGAGTACAACTGCAACAAGGCTTTGAAGTGCGTTCTGCGTAATTTTCACAAGGTTCTGCCTTGTGTAAAGGGTTGTCTTTTCCTTTTCACGCTGAGCGTCTGCATTATCAAGCTTCTTCGTATCAATGCCGAGAGTTGACGGCGATATAATACCCTGCAAACAGAGGTCGAGGGCAGTAATGTATGAACTCAAATAGCTTTCGTGCTGAATCTGCGGACTTTCGGTGTAAATCCTGTTGCCGTTGCCGTTTTCAGACATATCGTTGCCCACGGTGATAAATCGGTTGTCAAACGGATTTGGCGATATCGGCTGACAGGTTTCGGGATTTCTCGGAACAAGGCAATCAGGCACATACTGCTTTGTTCGGCAGGCTCTGAGTGCGTCCATCCACTGTGACCACACTTCATCAAGGCTGTCGAAAGCGTCTGTTTTTATGCCAATAATGCCCGCACCTCTGCCCTTGTGGCACGATTTGCCGTAAAGGACAGGTACAGCCCACATATATGATTCGTCAAATGTAACGCCCTTTGAATCAATCCATGAAAGAGCGTCAACCGTGTGCAGGTCAATCTCTTTGCCGTTGTCATCATACAAAGTATAGTGAATATAGCCGTAACCGTATGTTTCTTCAAAACGATAACGGCGGTGTTTTTGCGTGTAATCGGTGTAAAACTTAACCTCTCGGATTCTGCCGCGCACATATGTAAAGTCGATGTTTTCGGCAGGATACCATTCAACAATCGGAACATCTGATACAGCCGTGTCAAAGCTGACCTTAAAAGCACCGTCACCGACAACACATAGGTCACGGAGCATTTGCTTAACCGTGTCGGATAGCTTGTTCTGCTTTTCAATGTCTTCCCAACGCTCAGCATAAGCGGTTGAATTTTTACTTGTAACATCTGTGCCGTTGTAGTCGGCAATTACAATATTCACAAGCGTTTCGCAGATGAGTGCCGGCAAGCCTGTGTGTATTTTACGGATTTCAAGCCCCTCTGTACTCTTTGCCGCCCAAAACATAGTTTTGTTTGTATCAATCTGCCTGTACAGCTCCGCAAGCTGTCTGCTGTTGCCCCAATACCAAATGCGATTGATAAAGCACTCGGTCAGATGATTGCTTGTCTCGGTAACGGTAATTGTTTTGTCGCTTGCAGGAGTAATCTGCAAAAAGTTTTTAATTCCAGATCTGATAGATTCAGCCATTCTGTTAATCAGCCCCATTTATTTCACTTCCAATAATATTTTTAAACGGCAGCCACGCATATTGACCGCTGTTAATGCAATGGTCGTGACCGTCCTCGGGTGTGTTGTCTTTATCCTCTCGCCAGCTGTAAATTTCAAACTCGGCAATCGTGTTTTTACAATGTTCAAGCACAAAATAACAGTCGGTGGCAAGCCAGCCGAGTACAAGATTGATTCGGTCAATAATCTTCGTTTTCTTCCATGCATTTGCAAAGTCATAGACACAGCCATGCTGTCGCTTATACTTTTGAAATTCGGTAATAGTCGCTTGGTCGGCGCTGTCAATAAAAGCTGTGCGTGCAAAGCCCCATTCATCACGGTTGCGGTCAAGAAAATCAATAAAATTCTTCACCGTGTCACTCGGGGCAATAGGCGTTTGCATTTCAGCGTTGTTATAAACTCTTTCATCAAGCTGAACACACTTGCCGTGATTGGTAATGCCGTAAAATGTCATTGCGATAGTGTCAGGCGACTTCTGCGAATAGGCGGTATCAAGACCTGCGGTGAACTGAACAAAGTGTTCCGACTTGCGGTTACAGTTCAAAAACTTTCCTGCCCACTCTTTTGATTTGATGTGTCTTGCCCTCTCAAAATTCGGGAACACAAGACCTGTTGCTCTGCCTCGCAAACCTAAGATTTTATTTTTATAGAGCTTTGTACCTTTCGGTGCAGAGTTCTTTTTCTTTTCAATCTGTTCAGGTGTAAGACTTAAATTGTCGGCAAAAGAAAAGAACCAATACCGCCAATTCGGTACAGGTTCTTCGGTAAGCTCCGCCGTAATCTCGGGAGGAACATCGTTTTCATATTTTTTAAAAGGACGGGAGCGGTTGACAAACTCCTTATACACAGGCAGGCTCGGATCGTCGGGATTCAGCGTTGCAAGCATATAGTCATTACGGGTTGACATCTCTCGGATAAACTCGATATCGGCGGTGTTGATTTCGTCAATATAAACGCACCCAAACTGCGCACCGAGAACCATTTCCCACTTATCCCGACTGCTGTAACCGAGAATATAGATGATTTTATCCTCAAACTTGATATGCGGGAGCTTGTAGTCCTTGTCGCCGTTGCCACAGTAAACTGCGTTACGGTGCAGGTCGAGAATACCGTTGTCCTGTTGAATTATAGTTTCCTCAGCCTTGCCCGTAGTCTTGGCGGCAATTGCGTGGAGTTTTTTCGGCGACTGCGACACCATTCGCATAAACTTAACGCCTGCTCCGACGGTAGTTTTGCCGGACGCTGTAGTTCCTTCAAGAAATTCAGCCGACACATTTGTTGTGTTGATAAAGTCGATATACTTTTGCGATAGCGGGAATTTGTTACTCACTCAATCCCTCACCACCCAACTGTCTAAACACATCGGATAGCTTTTCGGACTGCTCAACCTTTGCGTCAACCTTAACGGTGTATTCGCCCGTCATCTTGTTGAGCGTGTCAATAGCCCTGATTCTGTCAGAGGTGTCCTGCCCGTCATTCCTTGCAATGTCGGACAAAGCAACCTGTCTGTCCTTTGCACTCATAATGCGCTCATCTTTGAGCTTATCGGAAAGCTCCTTGATGTATTTTGAAACTCCAACATTCTCCAACAATTCATACGCTCTTGCGTTTGCGTAATTTTCGGAATATCCTGCCTGTATAGCACTCTGAACGGTGTTACCGCTCTGCGCATAATATTCCGCAAACTTCCTCTGTCTTGCATTTAATTTGTCTTTCACGGTATCACCGCCCTTTCTAAAAATAAGCAAAAGAAAAGACAGCACATTTCTGTACTGTCTTTAAACACAGGTTTCCGGAGTTGCACCGGAATCTGTAAAAACTGTTTTCCTATTTAAACTATCCCCTGCGTTTATAATATTATATCAATAAATTTCTAAATATTCAAGTGTTTTCTTTCCCATTTATTCAATAATACACTTACATATTTCTGTTCTTTATCAGTCAATTGACGATCTCCAATTTCATTATGTTCATAACCCAAATGGGTATGTGGCATCATTCCATTATGAGGTCTACCTTTAACGTCAATTTGTTTTATTCTTTCGCCGTAGTTGTCATAAAAAGTAACACTTTTGATGTTGCTCTGTTTGTCAAGAGTAGCATACACTCTATTTTTTGTCATAGTTTCCATAGGAGCTTTTATCGAAGTATTACCATTCATACGAATTACTTTTATTTCACCAAATTGAGCAACTGTGTGATATTCTGTACCGTACTTCTTTCCCTTATCACTTATACCGCTTGAAGAGCCTCTTCCGCCCATTATTTTGACCTCCTGAATTTTTCCTGAAACGATTTGATGTTGATGATGTTTCCCATACATTCTTCGGGGACTCTGCCGTAGAAGATAATTGTTTCAGGCTGTAAGCGTTCAATCATTTCTTTGTAACCTTTCAAAAACAGTTCTTTTGATTCCGTACGGTTCTGCGTTCCAACACTTGATACGGCAACCGTACCACCCAAAGGCTCGCCGTCAAAACACCATTCAAAACTCTTTTCATCACTCCAACAAATTGTAGGTATCACCTCAATACCGTAGAGCTGTAAATATGCACCTATCCAATGTTTGCGATAGTGGTTATAAATCTGCAACGCTGTCGGATAATCAGTGTAAAGACTGAAATCAGGCGACAACACACAATTAAAATTTTGTAGCTTTTCAATGTACCTGTCGGGTGTATTCCACAACCTCTGAAACTGGTAATCTTCCAAAAAGAAATGCACACCGCAGTTGTTCTGCTTACTGCTCAAAACTTCATTAAATCCGATAAAGTTGTTTTCTGTAATTTTTGTAGGCTCAATAATCGGGATGTCATATTCTCCTGCACCCTGAAAAATCGCTCTTGTGCTATTTTCGTAACCTGTACCGCATTTGTCTTTATACATCAATTTCACCTCACAACACAAAACCGCCCTCAAACGAGAGCGGTCTGTGCGATTTTTTTAGGGGGACATAAATGCCTATGTCGTTTTGTTGCTTTCTTCAGTTTACATTATATCACCCTGAAACCGAAAAACCGAACAACTTTTACCAATGGTGGCGATTGCACATAATTCTTATGTTGTCGGGGGTATTGATTCCGCCTGTATCGACTGCGATCTTCGCCCAGCTGTATTTTAAGCCGAGGTGCATAAACAGGCAGTTTTCCACAAAATCGTCCCGTGAGAGGCTGTTCAGTGCCGAGTTCCTGCGGATTTCAAGGTTCTGAATATCACGCTGAATATCGGCAATCTGCGCCACCGCATTGCCCACCCTGTCGGATGTCTGACCTGACGGAACAATTCGTTCACCCAGCGTCACCGCAGTGTTGTCCGCCTCAGCCTGAATCCGTGCCATTTTCGCCCTGAGCCGTGAAATCTCTCGGTTGATGTCCTTAATCTCTCTCGCCGTCAATCTATATCACGCTCCTCCTCGTCAAGCATACCAAGTTCCTGCGCCCAACGCAACAACAGCGGTTACAATCGAACGCAAATCCTTACCTTTGATGTTACACATATTAAAGCAAATATCGCCCTCATCGTTATCAAGTTTACCAAAATCAATAACAAGTCCCTTTGTGATCGTCTTGCTTTCATTGTTATCGTAATTAACGGTAATGTTTTTAATATCTTTCATTTTCTTCACCTCCTACAAGCTCGGGATTATCGTATATATTCCCGACAACTTCAATATCTTTTGAAGGATAGTGTCTGCCTAATCCCTCATAGATTAAATTATACACAAATCCAAATTCAGTTTCATCAACATCGTACTGAACGATTCCATAGTCGTCATCATCCGAGCGGTAAAGAAAATCAATGATATCACCCTCGAAAATCTTTGTGCCGTTCTTGTCGTGCATGCCTGTGTACTGTCCGACTGTGTCAGCGTCAATATGCCACACATTTGAGCTTTCGTTCTTGTATGGCTCTTTGATTACCAAGCCTTTGGGTTCAATGCTTAAAAAGCCGTACTTCCATTCGTTTCCGAATTTTCCTCTGAATAATATTTCTCTCATCGCTCTTCACCGTCCTCATTCTTCGACTTTTTCGGCACCAATTCACCAATAAGATTTAAGCCTTTGTAACATTCATCACATAGATGTATTTTAATTCTTCCCTTGCTTTCGATAGGAATTGCAATCCCACTGATGCAATCTGTATCAATCCTTATATAGAATTCCTTCATTTTAACTTTGTGCGGATTCGAGATAATTTTTTCACAACAATCACACTGGTAAATTCTCATTTATTTCACTTCTTCCCTTTCTGGTAAAGGCTGATTCCAACATTCAGTACAGCTAATCAAGTCACCTTTTTTTGTTTTTGCACAACCCGAAACAGCTCCTAATTTTTTTAGACAAACCTTTGGTACTCCGTGATTAAGCTCTGCATTTGGGTAATGTTTCAGGAGTTCGGTCAGGTAAGTCCTCTGTGGATTTGCATTGCTCCACCGCTGTACAATTGAAATTGCTGCTTGAGGATAAAGCATTTCAAAATCTGTACAGCATTCTCCTACACCGTTATTATCGCTACTTAAAGGGCATTTTGCACATTCCACTTTGCATATTCCTGATTTCGTTGTTTTCGACATTCTCGCTTTTTCAGCAAAATATGCCTTTGTATTTGAACAATCAATCATTTTCTTCATCTCCTTCAAAATTAACAACTTTTCCGTTGTCTGTGTAATCTCTGCGGTCAAATTCAAGTTTCAGTTTGTCGATAACCACACGATCGATATGTTCCCAGAACACTTCGTCAGTGTCGGAGTGTTCAACTATCTCGGTCATCGACTTTAGTGCCTTTGCACATCTATCGCGGCCAAAGCCGAAATCCTTATACAAGGCATACAGCATTGTTTTAAATACTCTGCGTGTGATGTCTTTGTTTTCTTTCTCTCGGATCTGTTCATATGCGCTTTTTGCAATCCGTTCAGCTTCCTGTTTAAGCTGTTTCGGAATCTTAGGCGGTATTCTCGCTTTCAATGCTTTCTCTCCTTTCGTCAATCTTATCGAGTGCAGTTACAATCAACGAGCTTTTGGCTTTGGTGTCCATAAGCTCTGCCTGATAGTAAAACCGACCCGTTGTATTCCGTCTGATGATACAGCCTTTCAGAATGTATTCTGCTCCATTGTACAGCACGGTTCTTTCAAGGTTGCGTTTAACTTCCGAGATATTCACAGCATTTCCACCTTGATGTAAATGCCCGAAACCTCTGCCCAAAACTTTTCACATATCTCACTTGCGACAAGTGCGTCATCAGACCAAAAGCCGATAGCGGTCATACAGTCTTTTAGCATTTTTTGCAGATTGTCCGTGTCAGGTTTTGTTATACGATATTCGCCGTCCTGATGTTTACCACGAGGAAAGCACCACTTTGTTATCAGTCTGACACCCGACTTGTACGGGTCTGACGGTTTAAACTTTGCTAAATGTGACATGAGCTTTTCTCTTGCCTGTTTCACCTCGGGCGGATTGTAAAAAACAGGTTTGCCGTTTTTTACCATAACTTTATGTTCCTGTGCCGTTACGGTCGGCGGTATCATCGGCATAAAAAATTCAGTCTTCATTTTCTTCAAAATAATCAACTCCATACCACAACTTTAATTTCGGGTCGTAAACTATGTATCCGTTAGCTACTAACTTATCCAACACATAGTCAATCAACGCCGGTCGTTTAGAAATCCAGTCCATTACCTGATCGTTTTTGTAACTGTAACTTTTATTTGGAAGTTTTCGCCTCAAAGGTGGCATTCCCTTAGCGATTTTCAATCTTTTATCTTTTGAAGTCGATTTGCATTTTGCCATTTTTTGCCATTCCTTTCTTAACTTTAAAATTTTGCTTTTAGTCACAGGTCAGGGGAAGGAGTTGTTGTGCGTAAGCTTCGCACAACTACTTCACCCCTGTGACCTTAGGGAAC